GAGAAGTTCAAATAACTCATCTTCTAATACATCTACATTTTCATATACTGATATATTCTCTTGAAAGGCATTATATATACTCACAGTATCATTACCACTATCTGCACAAGCAGCATCAGTTTCAGTGTAATCTCCATCACTATCTATACTAAATTTTTTATTTAAAGTTATTTTACCTGAAGTTTCATTAGTAGTTAAAGAAAATAATCCATGATTACTACCATGAGCTGCAAGATCTATAAATATATGTGGTGAAGGTCTATTTGCATTTATAACATCTTTAAATGTTTCTATATCAACTATAGCTGCAGCATTATCTCCTATAAAAGTTTCATCATCTTCTTCAAATGTTCCAACTACGCTTATATGTGAAGGTTTTAAATTACATTTAGTTTTTAATGTTAATACTCCAGAAGCACTTCCAGTAGATTTTACTTGATGAAGTCCAGACCATCTTCCCGAACCTTCTATATATATCCAATCATCAGCAGCAAATAAAGATGATAAATCGACTATAGATGAAGCTCCTGAAAATGTAAATAATAATAAATTAGTTCCATCTGATCCCCATCCTAAAAATCTATGAAAATCACTTCCTTCTGTTCCTGTAGATTGTAAATTATATGTTGGAGCATAAGTATATTCTACTTCTAATCCATTACTTACAGTTTCATTAGGGCTTTTATATCTACCATAATCATTTGTTGATGTATCAGTAGTATCTTTTTGAATTATTGCTACTTTATTTCCTTTTAAATAATATCCGTAAAATTTAGATGCCATCTTCATCCTTTATTGCTGGTTCATATACTGATCTAGGAATACTTCTATAAGCACTATCTTCATTATCATGATCTTTGCATCGTATATCTAATATTTGTAACATATCGTTTGGTAAATTATAAAGTCTTTTATCTTTTTCTATATCTATTCTAACTACTCTAATATGAGTTTCAGAAATTAAATTCAACTCTTCCAAAGCATCTTTAATATAAGCTATAGCTCTACCTGTTTCTCTTATATTGGCTCTTTCCATTATTTCCATTACTTTCATTCTTGTTGACCTCCTTTACCTGGTGATAAAGATCCTATAAATAACTGCCAATCTTCTTTAAAAGATGTTAATAATGGAGTTAATGCAGCTACTAATTCTTGATCTTCTTCATCTACAGCTTGTTCAGAAAGTTTTGCTTCTATACATTTTATAGATGCTCTTAAAACAACTAAATGAGTTAAATCTTCTGGAAAAGAAGCTATATCTGCGTGAGCATAAGTTAATGCAGCATCATTTGTTTTATCTTTTACTGTTCCATTTATATAATAAACTTTATACGAGTTAGAACCGCCAGAACTAGGAGCTGGAAATACAGAAATAGTACCATCTTCAGTAACAAGATAAGCAGGATTAAATACAGATGCATACTCTAAAGAATTTTTATCTGTGACCCTTGCTTGTTGTCCTGGAGATATAGGTCTAGCATCTCTCCAATCATTATTAGAATTTGCTTCTCTTACAACGGATACAACTTTACCGCTATCAATAGTTATTCCAGCTTGACTAGTTGATTCACTAGAAGTTATAACAAATAACGATGCATCCATTGGTCTTTGTGATATATATAAATTAGTAATTTCTAATACAGAGTCTTTTAAAAACTCTGTTAATTCAGCTTGTGTTGGAGTTGTTGCACTACTTCCAATATCTAAACCAGTTTTCCCTTCTACTCTTGCTTCAAATGTTGCCATTAATTTCTTTCTTTATTTTAACCTACCCCCCAAGAGAGAACACATCTTGAGGGGCAGATTACTATTGTTTAACTGTTATGATCTAGTTGCAGTACCAGATACAAAGGTAGCTGCAGTATATGAAACAGCTTCTGTAACATACCAATGAATACCATCGCATACTAAACTGAATCTATCTCCACCTTGTAATGCACCACCACCACCATCGAGTCTTAGGAAGTCATCTGCAACACTAGTATCATGTGTAGCACCATTATCCAAACAGGTACCTATGATATATTCAGCTGTTGAGTCAGTAAAGACCGATATATTCTTTGTAGCTTCAGCATCACTATTTATATCAAGATGAAAATGTACTTCCATCCCTTTATTGTGATAAGCTGAAGGTAGTCTAAAGGTAGCAGTATTAGCACTAACATCTACAAAGTATCTGTTCCCTGCATCTGAAGAAGCTAACACTACTGTTTCAGCTCCAGAGATTTGTGTGCCATCACTAGCTGGTTTTATATGCTTGATTTCGCCAGTTGAATTATCAACAGCATTATCGAACTTATTTTGTCCATATAAAGGATTTGCCATTTATATATCCTCCTTATGTCCAGATAGCGTGAGTTTCAGGACAACACCATTCCATTCCCGCTTCTGTTAATATTTGGTCTACTCTACGATCGACACCTGAGTTCTCTAAAGTCTGAACTCCTACGTAGACTGAAGTATCTCTATTGATACCATTTCCGACCAATGGTCTATAAGAACAATATTTCATATTGATACCAAGCATCTTAACATCAGTTCCATCAAGATGCACGTTACGTGCAACATTCATGTCACCATAAATTGTTGAAATTGTTGTAATATCAATACCAAACACTTTTTTCTTACCTGCTAATGCCATATCAGCTCTTGCCATTGATTTAGATCCATCAAGGTTACTTGTTGGAACTGTTGTTCCTCCACCACCTTGAACTGTACCTAAATTATTAGCAAAGTATCCAGATAATTTATGCAACCAGTTATATGTAGCTGTATTACAGAAGAATACAGTTGAACCAGCATTATTATATCTTGGATCTAGCATAGCTGACAAATCTTCTAAGAATGAATCTTGAGATTTACTAGCATGTGCTAAACTAAATGTATTACCATAAGTTGAAATAAAGTCAACAGCACCTTGTGTAGTATTCACGCCACCAGTAGTAGCTTGAGAACCAAACAATAATGCGTTTTCAATATCCCATTTATGCTCAATTAGTTTTTCTTTCCAGATACGAGCCCACTCATTACCTTCGTACTTTAACACAGTAGCTCTATCAGTGTTATTCATAACTGCTGAAGTTTTGAATATCTGAGTTTGTCCATGTGAAGTACTATAAGGTTGATCAGCCCATGTTTCTGGATAACCAGTACCTACACCAAATGCTGAACCTACAACATAACATTTGTAAGCTTCTAAGTCTTCTTGAGACTTTGCAGCAGTACCAGCAGCCACAGCACCTGTACCTAAAACTCCATTTACATTAGGGTCCATAAACTCTACACTAGAACCTGCAGATTTTACGCAAGTTGCGTTAACAATTGCATAATTTGCAGTATCTAGATCTACAGAATTTACTTTCCATAACTCATAATCAGTTGGAGTTCCACTTGTATCACCAATAGCCATTTTAAGAATTTGGCCTGGTATGAAGAACTTAGGTTGCGTGCCAGTTGTGCCAGCAGCATACTTTACAGTTTGACCTTTTATATTTTGAAGATTACCTTCAAAGTTATAATCAGTGTAAAATTTAAACGAATACACACTTGAACCTGCAGTTGCAGAGTGATCAGTATCTGATTGAGTTGCTGGAAGAGCTCCAGCACTTGCATCAAATGCTGCCATGTATGCATATCGTTTTGTGTAAGACGATCTTTTTTCAGTAAATTTGAAAGTAGGATCATCTGTCGGTTTCTTAGAAACCTGACTCAAAAACCTAAAGAAAGGGTCTTGAGCTAATGCCAATTCTGAAACATAGTTACCAAAATTATACTTTCTACGTAAAGCACCAGTATTAATCGTGGTCTGCGTTCCAGTCAAGGCACTATGGTCTTGATCTGAATATAGGGCGTTACCTATAATATCATTTCTATCCGCCATTTTATCTCCTTAACGATTTTAAAGTTAAGTTCGGATAGGTAATTAAATTTATCTACCCAAACAAGTTATCTACGCTATCGTCAAAGCCCATAATACTTTCAAAGACATTTCGGTCTTCAGATTTTGATACGCCTTGACTATTAGCTCCACTAGCAGATGCAGGCATGTTTCTAACATTCTTCATTTGGTTTAGCATTTCTTTTTGCGTATTTTGAGCAACATTTTGTGCAGCTTTATCCTTGTTCAAGATATAATTGACATCATCTAAAGTCATAGTATGGTTTTGAGCTTGAGTTTTAAACTCCTCAAACTGCTCATCAGTCATATTATTCCTTCTTTTAAAGTCAATTTCTTGAGCTTGTCTATTTTTTGCTACAGCAACTTGATTGGCCCTTACCTGTTCTTGCTCAACTAATTGACCTACTCTTTGTTGAACTAAACCGTCAACGTGAGCATTCATTAATTTAGCACTATCAGAATCAGGGTCTGTCATTGCTTCTTGTTGATCAAAAATGAAATCTTCAGGTAGCTCTAAAGCTTCCTGTATAGATTGTGCAGGTGCACCACCATTTTGAAGATATCCTCGAACATGGTCTACAAGTCCGCTATCATTTTTCATGGCATCGAGGACAGGTACAAACTGTTCAACTTGTTTGTATCTATCTCGCCATTTAACCGCTTCTCTACTGCTATCAGTATATCGTTTTTCCCAGTCTGTGCGATTGTCCGACTGTGCCACATTGTTGGAGCCATTGTCTGTTTGTGCGTGGGTTACCTGTTCAGGGGCCACTTCTTGACTTTGGGTTGCCTCAGTGTCTATTATTCCGCCATTTACTTGGCTTTCAAGATCATTAAAAAAGCCCTCAGAGCCTGAATTTGATTGACTTTCTGCAGCTTCTAACGAATCTGCTTGCATACCAATTTCAGGGTTACCTTGGTTATCTTCCATAATATCTCCTTTTTTATAGTTTATAGTTTATTACTCTTTGGATGTATTTTCCAAACTTTTTCTGTAATTTTCTACATTTCTCATATTTTCGTTACTAGCTGCTTGTACATTTCTATTCATTTCATTATTAACAGCTTGTACATTATTAGCAGCAACATTAGCAAGTAATTTAAGTTTAGCCTCAGTTTCTACATCAGTTTTACCCATACTTGCTTTTACTTGTTCTTTCTTCTTGTTTATTTCAACATCAGCTTGCATAACTTTAGTTTTAATACCAGCTTGAACAAGTTGTCTTTCAAGAGTTTCAATAGTTCCATCCTTATCTTTAACAGCTTCAGATAACTGTTGAATCTGTCCTTGAAGTTGAGAATATAGGGATTTACGTTGAACAATATTCTCTTTGTTCTTTATATCTGTTTCTGCAAGAACTGCTATATCATCTACAACACCCATTTGCATTAACGCTTTTAATTCTTCTAAATAAGCCCATCTATTAACTGGCATTGTAGAGCCAGATACAATTCTAATATCATATTTTAATGAAGATATATCCATAGATTTACCTATAGCTTCACCCATATCATTATAAATAGGTATATTAATTTGTTGATCCTTTCCTTCTTGTATAGCATTAGGTTGTAATATTCTAAATCTTTTATTTGCAGTATAAGTTGCTTGGCAAAACTGAAAAATAGTATCACCTAATCTTTTTAACGCTGGCTCTATACATGTACTCATCCATTGTTTAATTCTTCTTGTACCATACTCATCTAATGCTAACATACCTCTATAAGTTTCAGAAGCTC